GCTGTGTGGTGACAAACTACTCCCTCCACCAGCCCGGGGGTTCCGTGGCCGTAGGTCTTCCAGCCGCTGTATCCGACTTTGACAACCAGGCCGGACGCGGCCACTGCTCGGTCGAGATCATTCCACATCGGCATCGGGGGAGCTCCCTAATAGATCATTTAGATCCGTTGGACGTCCGGTGGGGTCGGGGGTCTTCCAATACTGAGCTTGCTGTTCAGGCGGTACGAAGGACATATAGTTGCGGCCGCTACCCGGTAAAATCGTCATCCATGAACCGACTGGCGCGGGCTGTTGAGGTCCCGCGTAGGGGGTTCCGGTGAATACCAGGTTTCCGTCGATGATGTCGTACGTCCAGGTATCCCGATTCTGCTCCATCGGGAAGTTGTTTAGTAGTTCGACAATATCGTCCTCGTTGGTGCCATCCCACTCCACCCACTGATTGGTACTAACAAGGAAATATCCGGTATAAAATGGTGTGGTCATGGCTTCCTCTAAGGTCGGAGCCACGTGGCTCGGAAGTGCATTGACTGGTTGAACGGATCGGTGTTCTTGGCTGTTGCGGAGTTATGCCAGGCGTTGACGTTAAGCGCGGTCCCGGCGCCGAATCGACGAACACACGAGGCGCCCAATTCAATATTGGCTGCACCGGCTCCGGTGTTGGGGATGCTAGCCGCAAATCGCATACCTGCACCGTCTAGGCCGATCCAAATACCGGCCGACATGTTAGCCTGAACCTGTAGGCGGGCTCCGGCGTCAATGGCCCAGATCCCATCACGGTTGAGCTGGAATCGTGCGTCCGCGACACCACCCGCAGTGCTGGTGCCTTTGGTGACGTCAGGGGTTATCCACATCGCAGTCGGATACGCGATTGGACGGTCACCGTTCGAGGTGATCGATTGGATGGTGGTGGCCTGGTACTCACACTCGTGGATCGCGCCCGCCGAGTTTCGCAAGATCGCCGCCTGGGCGACCGACGTGGCGTTGGCTGAATGCTGGAGCTGAGCCAGCATGACGGTACCGGCTGGTTGGGTGGGATAGGAGGGTGACGCAGCCGGGGTGCCCGCCAGCACGTAGAATTTGGCTCCATAGATCGCGCCGGAGTAGTCGGCGTCGTCAACGGCCAGGAGTAGGAGATCCCAACGCGGCAGAGTGCTCACGGGAGGCACAGTGACCGTGGAATTGGCGTCGTTCATGACGATGTAGCCGCCACCGTCCGACGCTGGAGTCGGACAGACGCCGCGACCGGGTGACACCAGGACGGTCATATTGGGAGTGGCTTGTGCTGAGACCAGTAGGCCAGTGACGATTCGACCGCCACCGGATAGCGGGTCGGCGGTCGGGTCGAGCCACAAGCCACCGATCATGCGGTCGTCGAGAGCGTTATAGGCGCCCGACTGTAGGAATAGGGTCTTGAGTGCCATGGTAGCTCCTTATCCCGCGATCAGCTGGCGCAGGGTGAAATCGTCCACTGTGTAGTTCCACGGCACCGTGCCGCCTGCGCCGTCCGATGGCGGAGACCCGTTCATCTTGATGTAGCAGCCCATGTCGACCGCCACGTCGGAGAAGGCTGCCGGGGTTGTGCCTGTTAGCGGAGACATCGCGTTCGCGCCGAGGTTAGCTGTACCGACGTCGACGTCTGTGATGGTGCCGCCCGCGTTGCGCCACCAGACCCCTAGCGTGGCGACTGCGGGAACGGTGCTGAGTACCGAAACGCCCGTGTTCCACTTGACGTTGCCGCCCGTCACTCCGATCCCACTGGAACGCACCTCCGACGTGTTGCCGCCGAGGGAGATGTTGGTGGTCTTCCAATAGGTAACGCGGAGCTGGGCGTCGTACGGTCGGGCATAACCGTAGTATGTGGGGTTGGTGGTCGGTGCTGGGCCGAATTCGAATCCACGGAATGTGCCGTCCCGAAGCCGGTCGCAGATGCCGCCGATGTTGATAATCGGACACGAGCCCCACATGTATCGGGCAGGCCAGGTGAAGCGCACTAGGTCGGGGAAGCTATTGGTCGTCGGTCCGACCGCACCCACTGCGGGTGGGGTTGTGACGGTGTGTGCCCCGAGAACGTGGGTGCCACCCTCGGACCAGTACCAGTGCTCCCAGTAGATCAACAGGTCGGCGTCAACCCAATCGCCTGCGATCGAGCTTACAAGATCCTGGAAGCCAGCCGGGTCAAACCACATGTAGCAGCGCTGATTGCCGTCTACGCCGTCAAACTGGCCCTGGAACAGGTGATCGTAGGTATCCGAGCCGACTGGTGATTTGTAGGTGTTGTCGCCCTTATAAACGCGCCAAGCGTAGGGTCGGATGTTGATTGAGCGCTTCTCGCGGGTGATCACGGGCTGCTGCGCCGAGTGGAGCATTCGATAGCTCCACGAACCGGAGATCGCGTCCGAGCCGGTGACTGGCGCACCGTACTGGAGGTTCTGCCAGCCGGACAGGTCGACGTTGCCAGCGGTCTCGAAGTCGGGGTTGGGGAGGAGGTTTGGTCCGTAGACTGTCGCGGTCGAGCCTTGGGCGGGTCGAGCCGCTGCAGCCAACCGGCGCTCCGCCGTGGACAGCCGCTCCTCGGTCCGGGTCAGCCACTCGGACAGATCGATGGAGCGCGCCACGCGGGTCATTCGGTAGCCTCCGGTATAACGGTGATCTGATCCTCCGGCACGGTCGGCGTGACCTGCAGCCCAGCTTGGGGGACCGCCTGGAATGTCGAGGAAACGGGTATGATGACCGTACCGTCGATCAGTGCGGGTACCATTTGCACCTTGACGCGGTCCATCTGGCCTGCGTCGACGCTGATCGAGGCGATTCGGACCTGGATGTCATATCCCTCGATGAACATCGGTCCGGGGGGCACGATCAGGCGGCAGTCGTCGCCCACACCATAGGTGCCTAGGACGGGGTCCTCGTCCGCGTCGGGGAGCGAGATGGTGACGGTTAGGACAACCCCGGATCGGGCGGCCTGCTCGGCTTTGGCCTTCTCGTTGAGGGTGGTTTGGACGCTAATGTCGGTGAAGCTGAGCGCGTCCTCCAGTCGCATCCAACCCGCCCCGTACATAAACTGCGCCTCATACCGGGAGACCAGTGGGTTGGTCGCGTCAGATGGGTTTGTGCTGAGACACTCGATCACCGTGGTCGAGCTGGCCGCGTCCTCCATCCAGTACTCGATCTGGCAGTTCACCCCCACGATGAACGTGATCTTACTGTTGGCCATGGTGCGGCCGAGCCGGGGATAGCCTACCCGAATTGAGTCGGTCCACACGCCGTTGGAGCTAAACGCCGGTTCACTCTTGATGTCCGGTCCGTCGATCACGCCGCACAGCGCGCGGATGGACTCACCGTAGCTCTTGCGGTCGTATCCGTAGTAGGTGCGGTCGCGGCGTACGCCCGTAGTGATGTTGCCGGTTAGGGCCACGCCGAGCGCCGAATAGGTATCCTGCTGCGGAAGCGTAAACAGCGTGGATAGGATCATCGCCTGGTCAATTTGGGTGAAAATCAGCGTTTGGCGGATGCGTCGTCGATCCCAGTAGCTGAGCAGCTCCTCACAACCGATAGTCAGCGTCCCCGAGGGATTAAACTGCCGCTTCCACAGAATACCTGACCACACCGGCATCGATCCACGCAGCACCCCGACCAGCACGCGCCCCGGGAGGAGGATACCCTGCATTCCGCCGTCCAGAACCGGAATCGTGGCGGACATCTGACCCGCACTGTTGATTCGCGATTCGTAGCTGAGCGTCGACCAGGGCAACATCGCGATGATGGCCCGACTTTGCATGCTGCGTATGACCAGCGTGGTCTCGATACGATCGTGTGGACTCGTCATAAATTCGCCGATTGGGTCGTGATTTGAGCGGTGCCGGAGCCCGATTGCGCGAACAGCCGAACCGTCCAGGTCCCCGGTGGGATGGCTGGCCATTCGGCACCCACGCCGAGCAGGTCGCGTCGCTCCACTCCGTTGAGGATTAGGTGGTAGTCGCGGGTGGCGATCAACCTGTCGCCGGTGCCGAGAGTAACCGTGAGCGGGAACTGGCTAACCCCGACGACCTCGATCCGGGGATTCTGTAGGATGCCGTCCAGGATGCATTCACACGGAGCGTCCACGTTGCCCGTGTTGGTCATCTGGGCCTCGGAAACCACCTGACTCGCGGCCGGGTATTGCCAGCCCTTGGGCGCGACGTAGTTCGGCGCACCGGACGCTGCGGTGTAGCCGCGTTTGTAGGTACGGCCGGATAACCGCCCCGCACCCGCAATCAGCGTCTTTACCTGAACGTCCCCAGTGTAGACCTTGGGGTCCGGGCAATAGAACTCCAGATGAATCTCGCCCAGTCGCCAGTCAGCCCCCATATCACTCGGCATAGCCGACCGCCGAAGCTTACCATAGACCTGCCTCCCGTCCGTCAGGACCAGCCGCTCGGTGTCACGTCTTGAAGGGCTCATCTGATATAGCACGGACTTGCGCTTGGCTTCCAGGTCAGTCGGAGACGAGCCCTGGATGCCTAAGCTGAGAATGATGGTACGCGCATCCACCTGGTCGGTACCAGTCCAGGTTCCGTCCATTTGCGGTCGATCGATGTCGGCCGTTCGGATCGGCGCCATGTCATCGATCCCTGTAATCTCGGTTACAGGGTAGGCCGTCCCCGGCCCGAATGCGAAATTACGCCATTGGCCCTGCTGCGTGCTTCTCATGCACTAATACACCCTCGCCGCAGTTAGCACCAGGTCGAGGAACCACACCGCGATCCCGGCTGATAGCAGCACCAGCGCGTAACGAACGATTGGATCCGGCCGAGACGCCACGAACGACGCACCCGCAGCTAGCAAGAACGCTAGGATCAGCAACACGATGTGAAGTGGG